ACCATACATCAATGTTAATTGATATTACGCAGCAATGCCAAGTGCTATCAGCAACGCCCTTGACTCCATCTCGTCGATGATGTCCAAGATCTCGAGCAGCTCGGCCTCTTCCTGAGCAAATATCTCGACGACCTTAGCGGCGGTCTCGAGTTCATCCCGCAGGCGCTCGGAGCGATCGGTCTCGACGCGCAGGCGCTCCACCTCGTCTCGCAGCTGTTCCAGCGTCGCGCGGGCGGATTCATACTCGCGTACCAGGTCGGCGACCCGTCGTGCGGATTCAGAGTCAGACGCGCGCAAGATCTTGGTGGCAGTCTTGACCTCCTGCGCTGCGGTTTCGGTCTGGAGCGACGCTTCCAGCCTGGCGCGTTCATTCGCCCAGCCGCGCTGGCGCTTCTGCTTGCCCATCCCGCCGCCGCCAACCAACTGGGTGACGGTTGCGGTGGCCGTGAGCGTGTCGCCTTCCTCGGTGACATTCAGGCTGCCCGTCGCGCCGGAAGTGCCGCTCGATGCGAGCGTGTCGTCATCTTCGGTGACGGATAGGCTGCCGCTGATGGCCAGCGCGCCGGTGGAGGCGAGGGCGTCGTTTTCTTCAGTGACGGCCAGAGAGCCAGAGATCGCCAGAGCGCCAGTCGAGGAAAGGCTGTCGCCTTCTTCGGTGACATTGAGGCTGCCAGAGATCTCCAGCGCGCCTGTGCTGGATAGGGTGTCATCCGCCTCTGTGACATTGAGCGTGCCGGTGATTGCACCGGCTGCTGACTGTAGCTCTGCCCCGCCCTGAAGTAGCGGCCCCCACCAGATCATTTATGCAACCGACCGGATGGACCAGTTGATGGTGCGGTCAGTCCCGAAGTTCTTCTTCAGAGTGAACGTCCAACCGTGAAGGAATAGAATCGCAGGCGTGACGTATACAGGCTCCGTGGTCTGAGCACCCGAGAAGATGACCTCCTGCACCACACGTTGCGTGCTGCTTGACTGGACCTTTTCGTAGATCCGCAAACGGTATTCCTCGGTCGAGGTCAGTGCGTTAAGGTCGATAAAAAGCTGGTAGATCCCGTCCGTCGTCTGTGCAGAGATGGTCGTGCTCGCGCTAGGCAAGTCGTACTCAGTCGTGCCAATCGAGGCGCTGCCGTTGAATGCTTCTGAGATAGCCACTAGTCAGCGCTCCAGTAGGTAATTACAAGATAACCATCTGCACCGTCGCCGCCTGCTGCGCCGCCAGAACCGCCACCACCACCTGCGCCATAAGCGTCAGAGTCAGCATTTGTGCCAGCTACCGCAGTCGTTCCACCTCCGCCGCCTTGTCCGGCTCCGCGGTCAGTAACGTCTTTTTGGACCAATACAGAAGGACCGCCGTGACCGCCTGCTCCGCGAGAAACAGCAGAAGTCCCGGTCCCAGATGTATTCCCGCCACCTAGATTTGCAGTGCCGCCGTCTGCGTTTGTCAAAGCCTGAACAGTAAAAACTTGCGTGCCTCCAGCTCCGCCATTTGCGGTGTATGTTGAGCTTGATGCGCCGCCGCCTGCTCCGTTGATTTGCTGCATTAGGCCTGGGAAAACGTTAATGTTTGTGTTTGACAGTCCTTGCCCGCCAGCGTTTGCACCTGCGCCCGCTGATGTTGTTCCTCCGGCTGTTCCGGTGCCTCCAACAAAAGTAGTGCCACCGGCGCCGCCGTTTGCAAACGTAGTAGTGGATGCTTGTCCTCCACTTCCTCCGGCTCCTGCACGCATAGAAAGTTTTGGCGGAACCATTGTCCCAGTAGTACAAACAATGGAGGTCGCCCCGCCTGTTGTTCCGCTAGATCCGGTTAAAACCTCACCGCCAACAGCACCGCCAGTACCTTTTGCGCCAATTGTGACCGTCAAAACAGAGCGTGGTACCACAACACAAGGAAAAAGATTAAGTGCGCCGCCGCTTGTGCCGCCACCACCGCCACCAACGCCAGATGCCGCTGTGGTCGAAGGCCCGCCACCACCCCCGCCGCCACCGCCAGCCGACACCATAGAGACCTGAAGCTGAGTTACACCGTCTGGGACGGTCCAGCTAAAAGGGCTGGATGTGTCTGTAGTATCAAGGACTCCATCACACAAAACGCCTGCGGTCGTAAATTCGACGATGTGTTGGTGTACTACCGGCCCGCCAAGACTCATTGCGACACCTCCAAAATACGGTCAGCATCTTCTGCCGAAATGAATCCCTGCTGTTGCAGATAGCGCACATACCTGATGGTGTCAGGATCGTCTGCCGAGACATCGCTTGCCATGTCAAGCAGCTCGCGCCCGTCGATTATTAGAGGATCTGTCGCGGCACGGATTGCGATGCGCTGCTCAGGCGTGAAGCGCCGCAGGAACTCCAGCCGGGTGACTGGAACGATCACATGCGCGTAGGGAGCCTTTGAAAAGTTTGTCCCATCGTATAAGTCTCCGGGTCCAAACCCACGAAGCGCGTCAGTGCGTTCAATGCAAATGTGGTCCGGGTAGACTTCCTGCGCTCTACCCACACTGCTAGCGTGGATGCAGTTATCCACCTTGCCGTCTTTGATCAAGAAGACATCCATCACGCATTACCCGCCGTCAGGGTAAACGCAGTGACCGTGAAAGACTGCCCGCTCGTGAAGCTCGTGCTGTCAACGATCATGTCGGTTGCACTGGTCCCGACGGTGCCTTGCGCGTGGCAGGTCGTGCCGTCGCTGGCATACAGCCGGAAGTGACCGGCAGTTCCGGTGGCGTCTGCCGATGCGTCCGTCCAGGTGCCAGCCTTCGACTTCGTGCCGCCGGTGGCAGCATCCATCCAGTCGGACGGCAGGTTGATCGTTGCCAGCACCGTGCCTTGGTCAGCCGCCGCGCAGTTTGCTGGCGCAGATCCGCTGCGGATCTTTAGTACAGCCGAAGCGCCGATAGCGGTCTCGACCGCATCAAGTTTGGCGTTACGAACTGTTACGGAATACTGAAGTGCCATTTGTTACTCCACGCCGACGATGCGGCCCTTGTCTCTGATGATTCGCTTCGGCCGCTTGATCGCTTCAATGGCGTCTTTCGCCGTCGACTCATTGGACCGGATCAGCGCGTCGATTGTTGCTTTGATGTCCTGGCTCGCCGTCACCAACTGCTCGGCTGCGTCCTGCACGGATAGCTCCGCTTGGCGCAGCTTCTCGAGCTGCTCTTTTTCGTCCTCTTTGGCTTGCGCCTCGCGGAATTTGAGCGAGGTCTCAAGGCGCAGCTGCTCGAGCTGCAGCAGCTTCTTCTCGGTCTCGATCTCGTCGAGGACATTCGGAGCAGGCGGGACGGCAGAAGTGCTGGCCGGTGCGCCAGGCGTGGCCGAGGGAGGGGAGGCGGAAGCAGCCACGGGTTCGACGCCAATTCCTGCCAGCACCTCTGCCGTTTTTGCCTGCTTCAGTTCCGCATCCGCGATCGTATCGATGACATCCGCGCGCGCCTTCTCGGCCTTGGCGACGGCTTCCTCTGCTGCGGCTTGCAGATAGATCGCATTCGGGTCTTGCGGCTGGCCTTGGCCTGCTGCCAGTTCCATCTCTGCCAGCTCTTCCTCGGTGGGCTTCACAACGCCCATGCCGACCAGGCGCTTGCGGAAGAAGTCCTGAACGTCTGACAGGCCTTCGGCCTCCATGTTCATAAGCGCCAAAGCCTGCAGCACCATCTGCGTCTCTGGGTCGCTCGTGATCTGCATCATTCCAGTGAGCGCACGCACAGCCGCGCTTTTCTTGCTGGCAGAGCTGGGACCAACGTCTGCAACCACGTCGAACTTCGCGTCGGATAGGTCGTGCTCGAAATCGATCCGGCCGGTCTCCTCGTCGATCTTCGGACGCATGAGCACCAGCGGCTGTGTTTCGCCGGTGACCGCCACGCCCTTCATTTTGCGGCCTTCTTCTACGTAGATCTCCTGAGCCATCGAAAGCCAGATCTCGCCGCAGCGCTTCATGGCTTTGGTGAAGTTGCTCATGTAGATAAACGTCTGGCCATCCAGCCGCTGCTGGATCATCTCAACGGCTTTGCCGCTGATGTTCGAGACGATCTTATCGGCCTCGCCCTGGTTGCCGAGGATGTCCGACATATCCTGTTCGGTGATCTGGAGCAGTCCTGCCAGTGCGGGCGGAATCGCAGGCGAGCGGGTGTAGGCGACAGGCCCGGCGACCTGCTGGGTGCCGTCAGGCGAGTTGATCGGGTTGACCAGCAGGTACGGGTAGTTCTTGATGTTATCTTCAGCCCACATGACCTGATGGCCAGCGACCTGCTCTGGCAACAGAATGGGCTTCTCGACGGAGGACAGCGCGCTAATCTCGCCGAGCTTGCTCAGCTGCATATTCTTAAGTCGCTGCGCGTCCTTGGCTAGACGAACGTGACCCATGCAGCGTTCCACGTTGTCGACGAACCATCTCTTGCCGTAGACAGGCACGACAGGAATGCAGGTTCCAGGAATGTAGCCGCAGTCCTCGAGGATCTTTCCGCCGGACAGAATGTACTTCCTGACCCGACGCCGCTTGATGCTGCGCTTTTTGACCTCGACCGCACCGATAGCGGCCAGCGTCTCCTCGAGTTCGTCGTCCGCCTCAAAGTCGCTCTGGGAATACTTCTCCTCGCTGCCGTCGATGTTCCTAAAGGTCCGAATGACCTCGGACGCTTCCTCGACCCGGTAGTACTCAGCCAGATAAACCACGTCCGGCGTGTCCCAGTCGAACTCGACCTGCTGCACCAGCTTAGGCCAGTCGGACGGGTCGTCGCCCCACTCCTCTTTGTAGGCCTCGCGCGTGACGGAATGCACGACGTAACAGTACCGCGCGTCTGCCTTGTCCTGGCGCTTGGCGTCAAGGTCGAAGAAGACTGAACTATCAGCGTCAAAGATAGGCTCGATTCGAATGCGCTGGTGTTCGTTCTCTGGGTCGTATTCGTCCTCGTAGCACGATCGTAGCCGCCAGGCTCCGAAGCCACCTGCGACTGCCTCCTCGAATGCGTTGTCGTAGGCTTCCTCGGCCGTCGAGTCCTGCTCGTCTGCCCGGAACAGCATGTCGCAGGTTTCGGCGAGCTTCTCATTCGTCGCGCCGTCTTTGGCGATGAAGTCGACCGTGACGCGAGAGTTCCTGTACTCGTTGATAATCCGAATGACGGCGAGGTGAATCTTATTGACTTCGAAGCGCGGCTTGTTCTCGAACTGGTAGCCAAGCGGCCCTTCCCATTGCGCGCCCGACAGCGAGTAGAATCGTCGATCTTGAAGGCACTGAAGCCTTTCATCTCGCAGCGCCGACTGGATGTCGTCGAAGCGACTGAGCGCTTCGGTATGTACGTCAAGCAGCCGCTGCTCTTTACTGATTCGAGCCATGCACTATCTCCAGCGATTCGCCACCGCCAGCGGCGTCACCTCGGCGACTGGCCGCGCAGCCTGCGCCCTGCGGACGCCCTCGAGCGCATATCTTAGCGCATCGATGCAATGATTGTCTCTGTCCTGCAGAACAGGAAGCACGGCTCCTGTCAAGGTGTCCGTCTTGTAACTGTAGAGCGACAGCTCGTCGATGACGTGCTGGCAGCGCGGGTGCACGACGATGTCGTAGGACTTCAGCCACTCGATGCCTTCCGAGACACTGTTCGCGCCCTTCACTGCGGCTGTGATCTTCGGGAAGCCATTCTTTCGCATGTGGCTTATCGTCTCGGGCCTGGAGCTGTCGGCAACCAGCGGCCACTTCTCGGCTTCTGGGATCGACATGAACAGATCCGGCGTCGCCGTGATATCGCAACCCAGCGCGTAGGCCTCGTGGTCGACGTACAAAGTCCTGCCGACCAGATGGCAGCGCACCAGCACGGTCGGGTCGACAGCGAAGCCCCAGTCTGCGCCGAGCCTATGGATCGCGTCCTTCGGTGCCTCGAACTCCTCGACCTTCCAATTGCGAAACACGCGCGCCTCGCTGTTCGTCAGGTAAGCGCCGCGCCAGACGTGCTGATACTTTTCCGGGTCTCTGGCCCGGTCGTATTCCATCTCGGCGCGCAGCACATCGGGGAACCAAGGGTTGTCGCTAAAGTTGACCTCAACGATCGCCGCGTCTGGCGGCGGTGTCGGGCCGCGCAACAGCACGTCTACCGGGTCGGTCGCCTGCGATGGGTTCCACGTAAACCAAAGCTCAGAGCCTGGCTTGCGGATCGTCGGACGCAACAGGTCCAGGCTGCGCTGCGACAGGCTCTGCGCCTCCTCGCACCAGGCGCAGTCGTAGCCTTCAAGCGACTTGATGCTGTCCGCCGTGTGGTTCTGCATCCCCTGGAAGATAATCAAGCCGTCGCCGTGCTTCGACTTGATGACCGACTCTTGAACCTCGAAGTACGCGCCCGCGCCCATCTGCTCAATCTTGAGCTCTAGCAGGCGCTTGACCGACTGCGCCAGGCTCTTTTGAACCTCACGCACGCAGACCGTGCGCCGCCGCTGGTCCATCAGATGCGCCTCGACGACCATCTCGGCAAAGAAGTGCGACTTGCCAGAGCCTCGTCCGCCATGCGCGCCCTTGTAGCGGGACGGTTGCAGGAACGGGAGTCCCCATTCTGGGGTTTGGATCTGGAGCGTGCTCAACGCTTAATCACGCGCTCGATCTTTCGGATCTCAATCGGAGCGCCATCAACGCCCGTGTGCTCGTGGTGCTGAACCTCCTTCCACCGCATCTGTGTCTTGCTCCACCAAATCGCCGCCGCGGTGTCGCCGGCCATGACCTTCTGAAACAGGGTCTTGCCGACCTGCCCGTTCGCCTTCGCCTTGCCGGACATCAGCTCTTGAGAAAAGTGCTTGCGCAGCGTGTCGGCGTCAATGCCGTCGCGCACGAGAACCGCGATCTGCTCGAAAGGCAAACCGTACCCTGACAGCGCCTCGACCTGCTTTCGCTCAGCGTCAGTCGGCTTAAACGGCGGCTGACCTGCGCCTGGACGCGCTCCGCCGTGCCCGTTTGTCTTTTTTACATCCGAAGTTTCAAGTGTAGGCTTCTTTGTTGCCATTGCTAACCTCCGCGAAAGGTTGTCCAGTTTCTGCGTGTGTTGCTTGCTTGCCAGTGTAGTCCTGCCAGCGCTTGATGATGACGTCGCAATACTTTGGGTCGAGTTCCATCAGGCGGGCGACGCGGCTGGTCTTTTCGCATGCAATCAGCGTCGTTCCACTTCCACCAAACGGTTCATAAACGATGCCGCCATTGTTTGTGCATGCTTCAATGTAACTCTGTGGGAGTTCCACCGGGAACATCGCCGGGTGCTCGTTCTTGCCTCTCTGGACGCCGCATTTCAAGACGGTGCCAAGCTTGCCAAATTCATGGACGACGCTCTTGCGTTCTGCAAATTCAGAATCTGCACCGCGAATTGTTGCGGAAACTCCTTTCCCGCCGTGTTTGTTTGGAATTGTGCGACTTAAATTTGGTGCCTCATTCGCAAAAACAAAAATCCATTCGTGATTGATCGGGAACGGTGCAGTCATGTTTCCGATGCTTCCGCCTTCTCCTGATCTATCCCATATGTTCCAACTCACTAGCTTAAGGCCGCATTGACGTGCTTCTTCTATGTAGTCTTCCCAATAAGTGTTTATTTCTCCGTTCTTCCTGCTCAAACCGAGATTTACCGCAAAAAAATTGCAGACCCCATTGCTGGCACGAATAAACGTCGCAAGGTGCTGGGTGCTCAATTCTTTGCCGCCGTTGTATTCCCTCTGGTCGGCGTATGGTGGGCTAGTAAAGCAAAACTGTGCGTGACTACCATCCATCAGTTTCTCAACGGCATCAACGCTCGTCGAGTCCCCGCACATCACCCGATGCCGCCCAAGCAGCCAAACGTCTCCGAGCCTAGTCACCGGCTCCTCTGGCGGCTCCGGCACCTCGTCCTCATCGGTAAGCGCCGCTG